ATCATCGCTGTTCGAGGACATTTATAAAAATACAGAATATAACAGAAAACAACTTGATATCTTAACAAAGGAACTTGTTCAATTTATCAAAGATGGTGATACCGCAGTACAAATAGTTCCAATGATAAAAGAGTATCTTGAAATAAATGTCAAGAACGATGACCAACTTGTTAAAATGGCTGGTATTGTTCAGAGACTTATTTCTGCTGAAGGTCGTGGTGGAGCAGAAGATGAGTTCGGTTTATCTGATACAGAAAAGGAACAATTACTTTCTGGTATAGAAACTACAATAAAAGATATACAAGAAGAATCTGATAAGATACATTCTAAGATAGAAAATGCACATAAGGTAAATTAATGGCTTGGAAACGTTTTAAAAATAAAAAAACAGATACTTCACTTCCTACTGGTTTGGCAACTTGGTCAAAAATAAATTCTCTTATTAATAAACGAATTACTGAAAGGGAATTTGAATATCATGAAACAGAAGCTCTTGAAGTTGATTCTGTGGTATTGAATGAAGTTGGAAATAGGGGCAGTGTTACAGGTACATTTTTAAATAGTGGTGGAAAACCTGGTATTATTAAACCATTAAAATCTAATAAAACTGCAATTCCTGTAAACGGAGAACAAGTAACTGTTGTAGAATATAATGGTCAACTTTATTATACAGATATAATAAATAAAAGTGGTAAAGTTAGTGAAAATTCTATGCCTGGAGCGTCTGGTACTTATGATAGAAATACAAAGTTTGGGAAAGATTTTGAAAGTAGAAAAGTAAAACCAATAGAAATAGGAGAAGGGTGTGTTACTTATGAAGGTAGGCACGGCCAAACAATACATTTAGATGGTCATAAAAATAAACCTACTATAAAAATATCTACACATATAGATGAAAGTGATGGTGCGTTTAGAAAAGAAAATATTGATGCTGATAATTCTTCAATTTACATAACTTCCGATGGTTTAAGAGGTCAAATGTTTAATGGCCAAGAAGTAAAAAATAATAGTGTTTTAATAAGGTCAGATGATATACTTATTAATGGTAGGAAAAAATTAGTATTAGAAGCTGATGAAGTTTTTATTCACGCTAGGAGTGGACAAACAGTAAAGATGGGAGATCCAAGAGCTGTATTTATACCAACTATAGATGGAAAAGTAATGGCAGAATTTATGAAAGATTTAATGAGTTTTCTTAATAAAACTATGGCTGCTATTGGTAAAGCAACCAATCCCGCGACGTTAGTTTCAGCTGCAAAGGATATAGGTCAAGCAGTAGGGAAAGATTTACCAAGTATAGTTGATACAGCTGTAAATGAAAAATATTTAAATAAACAAGTAATGGTGGCAGATCCTAATATCAAAATACCTAAGCTTCCGAAAGTACCTAATCCTAAAGATTTGAAAAAACAAGCGTTATCAAAGGTACCAGATACTGCATCATTATTAGAAAGATTAAAAAAATAATAGGAGTTATCATGACTAAAAAACAGTTAGTAAAAATAATACGAGAAGTTGTTCGTAGAGAAATAAAAAAAGAAATAAATGAGATATTTATTAACGAACAAAAAATTTCAAAAACACAATTAACTGATGTTATACCAAAAGTTTCAGAACCTAAAGAAAAAGTAAAGTATACAAATAATAAATCTTTAAATGACATTCTGAATGAAACTGTTGGATTAACTAAACAACAAAATGAGTTTGAAGAATATCCAACTTTAGGTGGTGGGACTTTTGATAAGTCAAAAATGCAAGAGTTAATGGGTTATGGAAAATCAGAGGAAGGTAGACGAGAAATGGCTGCAGTAGATACATTAAAGAAAGCAGGTAAATCTGTTAATGATGTTCCAGAACACGTGACAAGTGCATTAACACGAGATTATAGTGGACTAATGAAAGCTTTAGATAAGAAGAAGGGTTAAAAATGGCAAGAAATGCTAGAGAAATAGATATAGATCCTAGAACGTATGTTGGAATGTCTTTTCCTATCCGTGCAGATGGTAATAATAATTTCGCGATGACTAAGACTTCGTTAGAACAATCACAACATAATTTAGAAAATTTATTGTTAACGAGTCTTAGAGAAAGACCTATGACTCCTGAATTTGGTAGTAGGTTAAGAGAACTTTGTTTTGAACAAATAGATGAAAATTTACCTGAAAAGATTGAAGGTGAGATTCAAAAATCTGTAGCTAAGTGGTTACCATATATCAATATTCAACAGGTTGATACTTTAACCAAAAATGGAGATAAGAGTCAAATAGTTGTTAGGATAGGATACAGTACATCTTTAGATCCAGAAGCTACTAATACAATAGACCTTGAACCTTAATAGGAAAATAAAATGGCACGTACAAGTATACAAAAAGACACAGTAAAATCAGTAAATTATTTAAATAAAGATTTTAGTGATTTCAAAGTAAATTTAATAGAATTTGCTAAACAGTATTTTCCTAATACGTATAATGATTTTAATGAAGCATCACCAGGTATGATGTTTATTGAAATGGCTGCTTATGTTGGTGATGTCCTTTCCTATTATATAGATTCACAATTTAGAGAATCACTTTTAGCTTATGCTGAAGAAAAAAGAAATGTTTACAACATAGCTCAGTCTTTTGGGTATAAACCAAAAACAACTTCTCCAGCTGAAGTTGTTTTAGATGTTTTCCAAACTGTTCCTGTTTTAAATGGAAAGCCTGATTATAGATATGCACTCACAGTTGATGCTGGTACTCAAATAAATGCTAATTCAAATGGTACAACATTTAGAACACTTGATGATTGCAATTTCAAATTTTCTAGTTCGTATGATACTAGAGATGTTACAATATTTGAAACAGATAGTGGTGAACCTACAAAATATTTGTTAAAGAAAAAAATAAAAGCTAGAAGTGGTCAAACAACAACAGAATATTTTACTTTTGGAACGGCAGAAAAATATACTCAACTTAGTTTAAGTAATCCTGATATTATAGAAATAATTTCAGTAACAGATAGTGATGGAAATAAGTGGTATGAGGTAGACTCTTTAGCAAGAGATACAATCTTTGAAGATATGGAAAATAACTCTGCAAATGATCCATCATCGGTTGGTGATAGAGAAGTAGCGGCTTATATATTAAAATTAAAAAGGGTTTCTAGAAGATTTACAACGTATATAAATGATAAAGATGAAACAGTTTTAAGATTTGGCGCTGGTATATCTGATAATCCAGATGAGGAAATAATTCCAAATCCAACAAATGTTGGCTCAAGTTTACCAGGCAGTCCTACTTATTTAACTACAGCTTTCGACCCATCTAATTTTTTAAAGACAAGTACATTTGGAATGGCACCCGCAAATACAACTCTCACTATAGAATATTCTTATGGTGGTGGTATTGATGATAATGTTAATGTCGGTGATGTTAATCGATTAGGTCCTATTGGTTTTACAATAAGTGACAATGGACTATCTACATCTTTAGTTCAAGCTTCAAAAGATTCAGTTGCATTTACTAATTCAAAACCAGCTACTGGTGGTTCGTCTGGAGAAACTGTTAAAGAAACACGAGAAAATGCTTTAGCTTATTTTCAAGCTCAACAGCGAGCAGTTACTAAAGATGATTACATTGTAAGAGCATATTCTTTACCACCAAAATATGGTACAGTTGCAAAAGTTCATATGTCTCAAGATGAGCAGCTTAGTAAAATCGGTATGGCTGAGAATTTAGAAAGAGAAATAGTTGAATCAGATGTTGGAAGAAGTCTAAAAGATTTACAAGTTAATAATATACCAAATCCATTAGCGATGAATATGTATACTCTTGGATTTAATAGTAATAAAAAATTAGCTCCAATAACACAAACAACAAAACAAAATTTAAAAACTTATTTATCTCAATATAGATTGGTAACAGATGCGATTAATATTAAAGACGCTTATATAATTAATATAGGTGTAAATTTTGCAATATTAACAAAAGTTGGATTTAATAAGAGTGAAGTGTTATTACGTTGTGTATCTGTAGTTCAAAATTTCTTTGATATTGATAGATGGCAGTTAGGACAACCAATAGTTCTTGCTGATTTAGTTTATGATATATCTTTAGTAGATGGAGTAGCAACTATTGTTAATCCTGAAACAGATAATCCAAATAATATGCCAATAGTGATTGAAAACAAATATAAAATATCTGAAGGTTATTCTGGTAATTTTTATGACATAGAATCATCATTACGTGGTGGTATTTTATATCCAGCATTAGACCCAAGTATATTTGAAGTCAAGTTTCCTAACACAGATATTAAAGGTAAGGTATTGGGTGATAACTTAGGAGTTAGGGAGTAAATAAATGCATTATTTTACATTCGCAGAAAAAGATACAACTTTATATCAAGGTACAGGTAGTATGAATACTGGATTAGATGAGATATTAGAAATTCAAAAAGCTGTTAGTGATACAGGAGATTCTGTAAACGTATCTCGTATATTAATAAAATTTGATTTAAGTTATATATCACAATCTATTGTTAGAGGAGCAATAAGTAATCCAAAATATTATTTAAATTTATATGATGCTAAATCTACAAATTTAGCAACATCACAAAGTATATATGCATATCCTGTTAGTGGTTCATGGATAATGGGTGAGGGCTATTATCATAATAATCCAGTAACTACAGAAGGTGCTAGTTGGAAATATAGAGATGGTGAAATTGATGGTACAATATGGCCAGGGTCTATAACTTCTTCTGGTGCACAATGGTCTGATGGATCAGGGTATGTAGCTTCTCATTCTATAGGCCATAAAACAGCAGATATACGAATGAATGTTACTGATATTGTAAATAAATGGTTAAACGAGTCTGTAACAAATGATGGTTTTATTGTTAAAAGAAGTGGTAGTGCTGGTAATTTAGCTACAGGTAGTGATGAAGGTAGTACAACTAGATTTGGTAATTTAGCATTTTTCTCAACAGATACACATACAAAATATCCACCAACACTTGAGACTGTTTGGAATGATTCTAAATGGTCAGTTGGTTCATTAGCACCATTATCTGGTTCAGAAATAGAAGATATGACAATTTATATGAAAGGATTACGACCAGAGTATAAAGAAAAATCAAAAGTAAGATTTAGATTGGTTGGAAGAGAAAGATTTCCTGAAAAAACATATTCAACAACACCTTCAAATTTGACAGTAAAAACATTACCAAGTGCTTCTTCATTCTATTCTATTAAAGATGCTGAGACTGATGATGTAGTTGTTCCATATGGTAGTGGTTCATATATTAGTTGTGACAGTAATGGTAATTATTTTAATCTTTGGTTAGATGGATATCAACCTGAACGATATTATACAATAGAATATAGAGTTAGAAGTGGTAGTGGAACTGTTGATGAAATTGACCAATATTTCGATGAGGGGTTTACATTTAAGGTTTCACAATAATGCCTTACACAAAAGAAGAATTATCAAAGGTTGGATTCTATAACGCATTTATAGATAAACTTAGAAGTACATATATTTCTGAATTAATTGTACGTGCTAAAGCTAAATTTAGAGATGAGAATAATGTGTTTTATTCGTTTGAAGATATAGATAGTACTTTAGGTATCGAGGACGTACAACTTACAAATAACTCAAATTATACAACATTAGAAACTGAATTAAATAGAACTGAAATAGAACCTTTAGGTTATCAGGCGTTTCAAGATTTGATTTATGGCGAGTCAGCTTCTGTACAATCAACACCAATGAACAAAACTAAGAAAGATGAAAGTTCAGATAATTTAATTAATAGATTTATTACAGAATTGTCTATGGACGAAATATTAGATCCATTACCAGATAATTTGCAAAATGGAGATATGTTAACAACTGATGATCCTATGGACACTAGAAAGTGGTTAATAGATGGAAATCAAAAAAGAATTTATTCTGATTTACAAAGTTTTTATGCGGCTGAAGGTGATTGGACAAAAGTAAAAACTAGAAGTGAAGAGATTATAAATAGTATACCAGATGGGGAGCCAGTAGAGTAATGTCGAGTGTTTTAAATGAAAAAGATAGAGAATTATTGATAACTAGTGACGCAATAGATTACGAAGCACCAGAGCATGCTTATTTGGGTGGAAGTTTTGGTACTAATTCCGATGATTATGTTGAAGTTTTAATCTATGATACTAATGATAATTTTTTAGAGTCTGGTATAGTTGACGAATCTGATTATTATTATGATGGAGAAAAACAAGGTATGAAATTAAAAACTGGTACTATTCTTAGAAAAATGGGATATGACAGAGGTAGATTTGTAGTTAAGTATAATTTTTTAAGAAGACTGGCTGGTTCACATGAGACTCTTTTAGTTAATAATGATGGTAGTACTCTAGTTGGTGAACCAGATTTAAATGAATTAGATAAAACTATATTTTTAAAAGAAAACAAATATCTTATTCATGAAATATCAGATTCACGTTCAGAATTAAGATTAGTAACACAAAATATAAGAGATGAAAAGTATTTAAGAGATTTTTATAGATTACCAAGAAAAAGGAAAAAATTTCGATCTGATTTTACTGGTGATAGTATAATAGAATTTAAAGGAGAGGATAAGTCTAAGTCAACAACAATTGGTTTTTTAAACCCACCAGGATGGACAGAACCCGCAGGTGAGTTCAATCAAGCTATGGTTGGTGGAAAATTTGTGATTCCAAATTTCTTTTTAAGAAAATTAACATTCCCAACTCCACCTCTTACTGGTGATGATGTAGGACTGCATAAAAAAGAAAAATTTCATGACGATATATTTCAGGCAAGTTTTTTTCTTTCAGTCGGGGCAGAGTGGGAGAAAAGAAATACAATTGGTAAACTTGGTGATAAACATTTTTATCCAGCGTTTCAAGCGTTTAAGGATTTAGATCCTGAAAATGATACTGTATCTGCACATGGTGTTGACTTTTTAGGAAATTCTGGTACACTAAATGACGTTAAAAATCTAAGTGATTCTATGTTTAATGTTGTATATCTAAAATGGAAAAGAGGAGAATCAAGACCTACAATAATTCTTGAAAGTAATTCATTTATTCCAGCAGATGTACCCACATCATACGTATGGGAAGTTACAGGTTTTGATTACGATGGTCACTCAATATGGACCCATTCTTCTTGGAATAGAGTAGAACCTAAATTTGATGCTCCTGTAGGTGGTTCAGACACAGGTGGTAATATAGAAATAGTAACTGAAGATGGATTCGCTCAACCAAGCCCATCCAATTTATTAAGAGCAACCGATGTCATTGATGATGATGATATACCAGATGATCCAAGAACT